TGTTAATGTTGCCGTTGCCACCCTCGCTATTATTAATGTTCACGTTAGGCGTAATGTTAATCGTATCTCCACTTCTTCCTACGTTATTAATATTCCCTAAACCTTCACCTATCATACCGCCGCTACTGAAACTCTCCAATTTATTACTACTGTTTAGTTGATTCCATAACTTAGTTTCTTTTGGAGTTAAAACCCGTTCACCTTCGTTAGCGATAATTAAGCGTGGGTTAAACCCACTTATCGCCCTTTCCTTGTTTAATAAATCCCCAACCATTCCGCCTTTAGCAAAACTAGGGAGCGTAGCTGAACCAAAGTCTAATCCGCCGTCTAAACCACCTAAGCTAAAACCATCGCTAAAGTCAAATGCTCCGCTAGAACTAAATGGGATTGCGCTACTGCCTTCGAGTACTCCAAAACTACTCTCTCCAAACGCTCCAAAAATACTATCTAGCACTCCGCCATCTTTGCTACCTGCGCCCATAATATTTTGCAAGGCTAAAGCCGCTTGTTGTAGCATTGTAGCGGACATACTTAGATTAGCTCCCGCGTTATTTAAAGCGATCGCGCCCACGTCTTTAGCTTTATTGCCAAAAATAATTTCAGTTAATTTACCAAATAGTTGGTTAGACAGTTCCTTACTTGCAACAGCAGCTAAATTGCTTAAAATACTTTTTGCAATCTCGCTAAAAGCATCGACTATACTTCTTTTACTCAACTCCGTCTTTTTCTTTTCTAAGTCTCTCTGCGCTCTATCTAATTCTTTTAGTTGTTTGTTATTGCCTGAATTTTGGTATGCGTTTCTTACTTCCTGAATATTACCGGACGTATTCATTATAATGTCGCGGCGTTTCTTAGCAATCTCATCTAGGGATTTATTAATATCCTGTAAATCGCCAGCGTTTTTATTAACAGAGTCGTTCATGAAAAATCCCTTTAGGATATTGTCAAAATCTCCTTTAATTCCGCTAATAGCCTCGGTGAACATATTAAATTCTTTCGCAACATTGTCTAGTTTTAACTCGTTTAGCTTAAGTAAATTTTCACTAAGTACAGATATTTCTTCTGCTGAATAATTACTTGATAATCCTAGTTTAGCTATTTCGTTTTTTTCCTTCTCAAAATCCATCTTAATTTGTGATAAAAGCTGTGCTTTTTGCAATTCCTTGTCTCTAACTCCGAACAAACCCCGACCTCTTATTATCTCGGAAGAAATTGCACTACCGGATGAATTTAATTTTTCCATCCTGCCGAGTTCAATGCCTCTATTTGTAATCGGCGCGAGCTTAGTTTGGTAAGAATTTTCTGCGTCAAGGTTAGATTTTTCTTTTCCGTAATTACGGAAAGCTTTTAGTCGTTCTATTAATTTTTCTTGTGGACTAAGTAAGGTGTTACCTTGAATTTCCAATAATTGTTTCTTGTAAGCATTAGTTAGCTCGTTAGTTTTTATTGTTAATTCATTGGTTAAGCTGACTAAACTAACCATCCCATCCTTATTGTCAATCGCAAACCGTTCATTGTCTAGTTGCAATGATTTCATTTGCGAGGCTTGGATAGTTTGCGATTTAGTTAATTCGTCGTTAGCTTGCTTAATTCGCTTAACTGTATCGGCATAATTAAAGTTAAGATCAACGCCCTCTCTTTTAACAGAATTAACATTGAGAATGGCTTTAAATTCTTTCTGAAAAGCTGCTTCACTCATGTTACCGCCCTTACCTCCGCCATCATAATAACGTCTTTGGAGATCTAGTAATTGTTGGTATTGGTCACGGGTTAATTCTAGTAAGCTAATATTTCTTTGAAGTGATGGAATTTTTAAAACCAACGGATTTAGCGGGTCAATTTCCTCAAGTTTTTGAACTAACTGTAACTGTTGTTGTAGTTGTTCAATAACTTTTGATTGTTGCGATATATCCTGCTCGCTTAATCTGAAAAACTCTTTTTTGTCAAAATCTTTCATTGACGCTTTGAGGATGCTATCAATATTGGATTTTAAAAATTTCAAGCTATTTTTAGCTTCTGCATTTTTAAAAGCTGTAGCTTTAAAACTTAGATCGTTTGTCTGGATTGCGGCTGCGGCTAATCTCGGATCATTAGGAAATCTCTTCATTGCCAGATTAAATGCGGCTTGTAAGTCCGGTTTTTGCGCGATCGCTCCATCCGTTTCTCTAATAATTTGCTTCAACGACTCAACATCTTTCTCTAATTTGCGGCGTAATTCATTAAATTGGAGACTAAACATATCCGCATTACTCATGTTAGGAGATAAACCTTTTAACACCGTTATTCTAGTCCCTAGAGTAGAATCTTTCGTACTACTGATGTCTCCTATCGCGCCTTTTTGAGAGGACATAATAAGCCTGTAAGCCTCTAGCCTTTGTTTTAGCTCATTTTCTTTGATTTGTTCAGGATTTAGATTGCTGTTAATTTGATTAGTTTGATATTGTTGGGCAGCGGTGTTTAATTTAAGTCTACTAGCTTGTGTTACCGCTTGCTGCATTTGGTTGGGTTGAATACTTCCGCCTTGCATAACAATCTGCACCAATTGTCGCGCTGTATTGCCGTACCGATTTTCTGCTTTGGGGAGGTAATTACCTAGCGTAATATCACCATCCCCTACTCCTAATGATGCGTTAGGATTTCCCGCAAAAACGGTAGATAAAACTTTTCGGAAGGAGTCTAGCTTTTGCCCTCTACTGTTCTGTTTTAAGTATTTCTGAACAAAGACTAATTGCTCTTGTGGACTCATTTGAGACAGAGCGTCTATGTTTGTACCCAGTCCTCTAGCCGTAGCGGGCATGAACTGAATTAAACCTGTTGCGTTTGTGCGTTTGTTCCTAGCAGATGGCGAAAGTGTACCACCTGTTTCATACAGCATCGTTTTAAGTAGGTCTTCAGGGTTTGCTCCTACGCTTTGAGCTATTTTAGCCACGCTTTGCAGGAACTTGGTATCTATACGTGGATCTAGCCCTGGAACAAGCGGAACTTTTGGAACGGGTTGACGATTTCTTGATGTCTTGGGCGTATTAACAGTGTTTTGCACGCCACCTGAATATTCTTTTGATAACTTAGCGGTCAGCCTACTTGCTTGCGAGTCTGGCAATGAGTTACGTTGATTGTTCTCGCTAGGGGCGTATTCAATATGTAGGTGTGCAGCGTCGGCATCCCTCGCAGTACCAGGGTTTCGAGTCCCGAATTGCGTACCTCTTCCGCCTGCCTCACCCACAGTACCTAGTAGATCACCCGTCTTAACCTTTTGTCCCACCTGTACATTTCTGTCTAGCAGATGTCTCATGTTTAAGTGAGTGATTTTCTTGCCTTCAAATTCTATAGGCATATCTAGCTTGATGATCACAAGCTGTTGGGGTTGATACCCAGGAACTAATGGGTTTGCATCGTCTGTATTCTTAGTTCCGCCTACTCGACTTTGCACCACAGTACCAGCGAGAGGGCTAAAAATCTTAGAACCTATTGGCGCGAAGATATCATCACCAATGTGACCCCTCGCAGAGTCTATTGACGAACTACTATTTTCAACAAAACCAACCTTCCCTTTTGCTTTTAACCGCGTACTAGGCGTTGAATTATTATCTACTCCATAAAATTGCTTTAAAGCTCCAATCGGATTACTAACAAACTCTTTAGCACCCTGCTCTAACTGTTGCCCAGCTTTTTCCCCAAACACCGTGCTAACCGCCGATTGAACACCGCCCGCTAAATTTTGTAACAAGCCTTGTCCGGTATACAGGGAAGCTAACCAGTTGGAGGTTTTTATTCCCATATCAGCGATCGCAGTCCCCACGCGATCAAAGCCGTTCTCAAAAGACTTAACTAAATCTGCAAACTTAGTACCAAGACCTTCTATCCATGAGTTGCTAGTTTTACTTAAGCCTTTAATACCATCTTCAGCTTTTTTAGTTGCGTCTACAACACTGTTAGATAAGTTATTTATATTCTTATTAATTTCATCAACCGTCCTGTTTACGTTTTTAAGACTGAGATTAAAGTTATCGGCAATACTAGAATCTATCGGGATAATTTTTCCTGGTAAACTCCGTTGTAGTTCTATAGCTTGTAGCTGAATATCTTGGACGTTATTCTGGTAGTCAATCCTCTGTTTTCTTGCTTCTAGTTGTTGTTTCTCTATTTCGGTTGTTTGGGAAATTACATTAATAATCCCCTCAATAAACTGAGTGTAGATATTGTCCCCAGCACCAATTAAAGCCTCTCTAAGTTTATTCTGTACTTTAGAGTTTTCAAAGGTCTTTTGTGCTTTCTCAAATTCAAGACCCACAGCTTGAGATTCTCGAACGGCTACGCGATAATAGTCGGTGACTTGCTTTGTTTGTTGGTAGAGGCTTTGGATTAAGTTATATTTCTGCTCTGCAATTTGTTGTTGCATATCAACAGTTTGGATTTGCATTTCCTTAACTTTTATAAAGCCACTTAAAATCTCTTTTTCTTTACTTCCATCAATACTTCTTTCTTGTGCAGCCTTTAAGGTGTCTATACCGCTTCTTTTATTTAAATTAAGGGCGTTTAAGACTCCATCTAAATCATTAACTTCCAATTGAGCGGACATCTCTTGGATTTGTTTTAAATTATCGGCAATTTTACCAGTCAGAGTGGCTTGAGTTTTTAAGTTGTTCGTATATTCCAGTTGCCCTGGTAAAACGTCCCCACTGCTGCCAAGGTTAAATAAATTAGTTTTCTCTAAACTTAATGCTGTATCTCTATATTGTCTTAGATCGTTAAACTTAGCTTCTAAGTTCCTTATTTCAATTGCAAATTTTTGCATTTCTGTTAAGGAATTTTTAATAGCCTTAGTCATCTTGTCTTGTTCTTGAATAACTGTGGCTAAATCTTGTTTAGTTACCTTAATTATTTGATTAATTTGTTCAATTTCACTTTGATAAAGTTTGGGATTTTTCTTTAGTTCTTCCCAATACTCCAAATAAGTTTTTAAAGTTTCTACTTGTTTGTCTAAATTAGCTTTAGTTCCGCCAAACAATTCTAAGGGCTTTTCTCTTCTTTGACTTAATTCTTTTTCTTGTTCTTGCAGTTCTCTTAATTGTTGAATGTCGCCAGGATTGTTAGCAATAACAGCCCGACGCTTCATTTTAATATCATCCAAAGATTTATCAATGGCTTGAATTTCTTGGATAGCGTCTTGTATGGCAGGAGAATTACTATCTTTCAAAATATCGAAAGTGTTTTGTTGCCCAATAGTTGTTTGTTTGGCACTATCCTCCATTTGTTTTATTAGTTTTTTTGTATCGTTATCAAATGGGTTAAGCGTAAATCTTTCTCTAAATGCTGAAAAGTCATCACGGCTAACTTTAGAGGATGGATTTAATAATTTTCTTTGTTCATTAATAGACTGAGTAACGTTTCTAGTCTGTTCGCCAATTGCGCCGCTGTTATCCTTGAAATTCATCATTGTTTCATCAATAGCTTTCATCGCCATTGATAAAACAAACATCTGAGCGGCTAAAGTTGCAATACTTTGACTCATTCCCAGCAATGCACCCTTAGCCCCTCCCGCAGAGAATAAAATTCCTTTTAAATACGTCGCAAACATTAACCAAACAGGACTTCCTAATTTAATTAAGGTAATCAGTAAGACACTTTTTAAGAGTTGGAGATTCTTAGTTACTAAATCTATACCAGACGCAAAAACACTTAAAGAAAAGTTTCTGAAAGGCAGTAAAGTTTTACCAATACTTTCCTGTAACTCAATTAAGGAATTATTGAATTTATTAGTTATCGCCACTGAAGAATTAACGGCATCTCCTACACCTGATGAAGTTTGCGCTTTTAATTGTTGAGCAAATTTTGGCAAAAAGTCCTCAGCTAAAACCCTGCCTGTACTTAATAATTGGTTCATGGACTGGGTGGTTGTTCCGTAAGCATTTGCGGCGATTTGCGAAGCGTTGGGGATTGCTTCAGCGAGTTGTTGTCTTAATTCTTCTTGAGATACAACCGTTTTTCCAGACATTTGCTCAAGCGCGGTAAAAGTCCTTTGCTGCTTGTCTAAATCTAAACCATAGACAGCCGAAGCTTGAGTGACTGCGCTAACGATCTGGCGAGATTGATAGCCTTCTATGGGAGTATCCTTAGTTGCCTGGAAGAATTTACTGCCACTTTCTAAAGTTTGGCTTAAGTCAACGTTGAGTCTTTTTGCTTCCGATCTTAAAAATGCAATATTTTTAGCACCCTCTGAAATGCTTCCAGAAGTGAACTTAATCCGTCTCTCTAAATTCTCAAAGTTAGCAGCGACTTCTATGCTTGCGGGAGCTAAATCTAAGATAATTTTCCCTACGGCCAACAAAGCTAGGACTTTAACAACATTACCTATAGAAGATTTAACAAAGTCCATCATCTCGCCAAATTTCTGGACTTTACTCATTCCCTCTACAAAACTATCAAAAGCCACCTTAGCCTGGATGAACCCTTCCTTAATTTTTTCTGGCATCTTAAGGAAATCTACAAATAATTCCTTAGCTGCAACAATACCGTTAGCTAACCCCTCGCCTAATGCTGCCGATACGTTAGGATTGGCGATTTCCTTAAGGAAATCTAAATAACCCTTAAATCTTTCCTTAGCTTCCTTAAATCCTGGGATACTTCCTAATCCTTTACTAAAGCCTCGGCTTAATCTTTCTTTATCTTTTTCTACGTCAGATGTAATTGTGCCATTTTCTACAGATTCTTTAATTCTGTTTATTTGTCTAATGAGTGATGGAATTATGCCATTGTTACCACCTTCTAAGAATTGCAGACCCTTAGTGAAACCTTCACCTACGTATTTGCCCAACATTATGCCAAGTCTTACAAATGACTGGGAATTTTTCTTTACGCCATTTTCTATCGTAGATTGTGGAACTTGGGGAATACCATTTGGTAGGAATGGGGGTAGTTGAGGGTTCACACCTCCGACGGTCGTGTTTGGAATCTTAAAAGATATAGAAGGTTGTGGAACTTGGGGAATTGGCGGTACGTAAGAATTTGGTAGGATTAGGTGACGTGAAGGATTTTGATTACTATTGGGAAGAATCAATGATTGATAAGAAGGCTGTGGAATATTTTTAGGAAGAATTGAATTGTATCCTCCTTGCGCCCATCCCATTCTGCCAGATGCAGCTAAAGTAGTTAGTGGGTTTGGCGAACTCCAGCCCCTTCCTCTTGGAAGAATTAGAGAAAAGTTAGTTACCGCATTTCCTGCACTTAAAAGCACATTTTTAAATGACTCTTGCGCTTCTGTTAACCGTACTACATGAGGCTGTTTTTCAGGAGGCAGTATTAGAGGCAGACCGCTTCCGGATCTTTGTCCTGGGAGTATTAAGTTATTGCCATTGTTAGAGTTGTTGTTATTAGGGAGAATTAATCCTTGGTAGGGTTTAAGAGGATTTGCCAACGGAATAGAACCGCTATATGGATTTAGCTGACTAGATGATGTAATTATTGGCGAAACGTTATTTTGTTTTTTATATTTAGCGTAGCTATCTGGAAGGATTACGGGAGACAGCCCCAAAGACCTATTTATCTCATCCGTAGAAACTACAGAAGATAAATTTTTAGAGATTTGTTTAGCAAAAGTTTTCCTTAACTCTTCTGTAGAAATGTTAGGGTTGTATAGTTTAGAGAACTCACCCGTTGGTGCTGAAAATACGCTAGTCGTTCGGGGAGAATTTAATCTTGTTGAGTCAACGCCAGAAGAAGGTTGGAGTAGTCCATTAATAGGAAGATTTGCTAAACTGCCTTTATTTATGTGCGGAAGTTTATTATATCCTGACGGTAAAACTAATCCGTTTTCTGCGCCTTTCCTTATCTCATCTACCCTTGAGGTAATTATTTTCTTAGCGTTATTTAAGGATTCGTCCGCACCCACCCCCATAGCATTGCCTATATTTTGACCAGTTCTAATACCCCATCTTGAGGGAGATTTAATTTCTAATTTTTCTTCTACTGTATTTATTACTGTATTTGCTAATTTTTCAGAAGATGATTTAACATTTTTTAAAGAATCGTCTATACCTTCACTCAAACCTCCTCCTACGTTTTTACCAGTTCCTTGAAGTGCTGCGAGTTGTTTATTAAACTCATCTACCATTGCCTGTTGGGCTTCGGACAGAGGTGGTTTTTTGCCGACTTGTTGGATAGGTGCAGGATAACCCTCCGTTGCTTTAACAGTTTTATGAGCAACTTCGCCAATCGCCTCAACAGGTTTATTGGCTGACTTCCTGATACCCTCAGACAGTCCTTTGTTGATGTTGATGCCAGCCGACTCAGCAGCTTTTAAAAATTCAGGATTAAAATCGCCAATAACTTTAATGTTTTTGCTTAACGCTGTGCGAATAAAGGCAAGTAAGCTATCGCCATACTTTTTGAATAGTTGATCGGAAGAAATTTGGCTACTACCAATACGAATAGCTGAAATGTCGCTAGGCAAAACTGGAACGTGAGTTTGAGCTTCGACGTAGCCAGAATTTTCCTCATAGTTTCTCATCAAGTTTGCTTTGGGTGAAACAGAGCTTAATTGCCTAAATTGCGAACCCCTCGCTTCATAATCTTCTTTTAATTCTTCTATTGACTGATATCTGTCTAAGTTGCTGTCTCTTTGAAGCCATGTTGTTTTATTAGCAATCCTAGACGGATCGATTAAAAACTCAATAGCCCCATAAGCCTCGTTTTTGGTACGATCTGCGCCATACTCTTTATGGCGCAAAGCACTATAAAGAGTCCCACTTCGTCCAAACAGTTCAAGCTCTCTGGCAGCGCGATTGCTTGGCGGTCTTCCCATCAATCCACTGCCAAGAATATTGTTTAGCCTGGATGGATCAAATGACGTTCTGTGGCTCAAATACCAGTCACGCAAGCTGTTTGTTAATTCCTCTCCGCCATTTAATTTTGGATCTTGATTAACGAAGTCAAAAGTTTTTGCAACATCGTCAATCCCAGACTTAGCTATTTCTTTAACCTTGTCTAAACTATTCTCTAACCCAATCCCGTAACCATCTCCAGTATTTTCGCCATACCCCTCCATTACTTTAGATGGAGATTGCATTTTTAATTTTTCTGTAACTACGTCAGGTACTATATCTGCTAATTTTTCAGCCGCAGTGCGTAAATCACCTATGCTATTTTTTACACCTTCACTTACGCCCGCTCCTATATTTTCGCCAATTCTAACTCCTCCATGCAACGCACTTATTCTCGCTGCTTTATTTTGAACAGAAGTTATTTGTGATAAAGAATTGCTTAGTTGTGAACTCTCTCTGCTTTTTGCAAAATTAGGATCTATTCCTGCACTATTTCTTAATTTTGTTATATCAGCTTTGGCTTTATCTCCATACTGCTTAATCGCCGCAGATAACTCAATAACTGGAGCGAAGTTACCAGTTGTTTCTGCATCTTTTAACAGGGATCTTAGTTTAGCGAAATTAGCATTAAATTTAGCGGCTAATTCTTGCGCTGATTTTACCGCAAGCTTGGCTTTTTCTGACACCTCAATATCTTTACCGGATGTAGATTGAGTAACTGGGTTAACTCTAGTTACTTGATATCCGTTGGGGGTTGCGCTTACGGATGTAGATTGAGTAACTGGGTTAACTTTAATTACTTGATATCCCTTGGGGATTGTGCTTACTGGAGTTGGAGTATAAGATTTTTCAACAGTATAAGTTGGTAAAATGGCCGTTGGTTTAAATTGTGGTAAATCCCCAACAGTTTCTTGCAGTAACGATTTGCCCGAATAACCTATCGGTATTTCTTTAGCAGGATTTAGCGGTATAAGTAACGAAGGATCTATTTGCCTAGCTTCGGGTATGGGCAGGGCTTTTTTGTACCCTTTCTTTATACTGTTCCTTATTTTGTTAGCATCTAATATTCCCCACAATGAAATGTCTATTAAAGCTCTTTGAATAGTTGTCGCCTCATCCTCAGCTTTCTGCTTGGCAGAGGGCATAGTTGTGGACATACCTAAATCAATTGCTGATATTTTCCCAGGATCTACTTTGTTTGTTACTGGATCGATTTTATAGTCTTTAAAAAATACATTGGCGGAAGCTAGATCGTTATGAGCAACACCCATGTCTTGCAAAGCCCTACCCAAACTTCCGACATGACGATAGAACTGTGAAAATATTTCATTAAATTGCTTTATATCCTTTCGGATTTGTCTGTCTAATAATTTGTTGGCGTTTTCTAAATCCTCTATAGCTTTTTTTATTTCTTTCCTTCTTTCAGGGTTTTTTTCGTTTTCTAATTCATTTTCTAATTTCGCTATCCTTGGTTTTGTCTCTTTCTTTAACTTTGCTTGTTCTTCTTTCGAGGCTCTTATGGGTGCTGCATAGTCCTCCATAATTCTCTTCAAGTCCCTCCCTTCTATTTTTTCTACAATCATAGATTCTTTTTCGTTCGCCGCATAAAGTAACGGGGCGTATCTGCCCTGTAGTCTTTCATAAGCTTTAACTTCCTGTTTTGATGCTATTTTTTTTGCACCTTCAGGATCTAAATCAGTTTTGTAAACCAATTTATCGGTTATCAAAGCCATAGCTCCAGACCATCCATGACCTACAGCTTTAATTTCTTTAGCGTCCGGCATCATCGGAGCTATAGTTTTAAGCATTTTATTAAACCCTAAAATTGACGCTGGGTGTTCTCTCATAGCATCCGAAATCGGTAGTTTTTTTAAGTTTAAATTTTCTTCAAAGTATTCCGATAAATTGCGAAACTCAGGACTTTGCTCAGAAGCATACTTTGGTATTTTTTCTGACCCTGGAATTGTCGGTAAATACTCAATTTTATCTAAAAAGTCAGGCGATATATTTCCTTTGGTTTTAATAAATTCTTCTTGTAACGACAGAATTACTTTAAATCCTTGAACGATTTTTTTTCCGTACTCTTCAAACTGTTTTTGTGATTCAAACCAAGGAATTGTTGCTATAGACAAATCTCGCTTGCGTTCCGCAACTTTGCCAACGTTCAGTCCGCCAGCCCACCAACCCTTATCAGGGATTGCTTTATTTTCTTTAAAAGTTTGAATAGACTCATTAATGCCACTAACTTCATTCACATACCTCATAAATCCGGGATCGGTAACATTATCCGGGAACTTAATCTTTTCCATAACGTCGGTTTTGAGATTTTCGGTAGGCAAATAATCAATCTTGTCTAAAAATTTTGGCGATATATTGCCGTGAGTTCTAACAAACTCTTCTTGCAGTTTTGCAACAATTTCAAGCCCTTTAATTATTTCTCTTCCGTATTCCTCGAACTGTTTTTGTGATTTAAACCAAGGGATAGTTTTTTGTGAAAGTTCTTGGTTTCTTGCAGCAACATCTTCTCTTTTCAAACCACCTGCGAAGTAAGCTCCTGGTACAACCGTTCTAGTTTTAAAAGATTCAATAGATTGATTGATAACCGATGCCTCTTGTTTATATCTTTGATATCCAGGATGAGATTCATCATTGGGCAAATCTTTCAATTGCCCTGTAGGACGTTCTGTTTTTTCTGCATTTGATAGCATTAATGTGCCAGCGTCCACAGCCTGACCTCGAAGTATGGTTGCCATTGATCTCACCTGTTCCGGCATCCGTTCGTTGGATAATTGTCCAAAAAGGTATTTAGAATCAAATAAGTTTTTTATTACACCTTGACTGTATTGCCCCTTAGAGGCTAAATCCTTAGCGTGCATCGTAGAAATGACTACTTGGTGAACCTGCAACATGAGTCTTTGCAAGTCAGACATAGTATCTCTTGATGTCTTGTCTGTAGGTAAACTACTACCTACAGTGTCATTAAATTTTTCGACAAAACCAGGAGATCGAAATAAGTGATGTGTCGCATGAACGTTTGCCCCTGACGATCTTAGACCTGAATCATCAAGGATGTTCATTGCACTGCTCGGATTATAAACACCTATTTTAAACGGGAAAGTTAAGGGATCTTTTTCTAAAATTGCAGATGCAAAACCTTTAGGTGTTGCATTTGATAAATTTGAAAAAGGATAAGCCATAGCTAGTGCTTTTGTCTTAGTCCCTTCATACTCCGCCGCTTTTGCATACCTGTAAGCACTTGCGCCACCAAGAGAGAAGCTGATAGCCGAAGCGTCGTTTCCTTGTTCTCTAGCCAGCCTTGTGTGAGCTAAAGCTTGAGCGGCGGCTACGTCCGATCCTAGAGGATTTAGCGAATAGGCGATCTGTCTTACCGCATTCTTTATAGTTGGAGATAACGATCCCATCCCAGGGAGAAGTTTTTTTATTAATACGTCATCAGTCCACTTATCTATTTCAGCAGTCCTTTTGCTAACATCTGTGTCCAAATTTTCCACTGGTAACAATTTTATATTCTTCCCAACAATAGGTTCTAAGGAAGTAGCGAGTGCGCGGCCACCCTGTCCGAACTTATCCTCAGCACCCCCGATTACAGAAACCACCTTTTGTCCAGGCTCTAGTATAGGGAAGGTTGCTTTTCTTGCTTGGTAGTGAGATTCGGACAGCTTGCTTGTATGATAGGACTGCATCCCCTGTATAAAATTAAGAATTGGTTGAACTTCTTTCATCAAAGGGAGAATAACTTTGTTCGACAAGTCAGTGGGTTGAGCTTCTTTTATGATTGTCGGAATAAATCTCCTCTTGTGTTCATCCAACGACAAGCTTGATTTTTTGGAAGAAATTGTTTCAAACTTTTTCTTTAATTCAGGCTCTTCGGACAAAATTCGGTCAACAGCTTCAATAGAGGATGGAGTGTTTTTATTAGATTTATACTCTTCCTCAAGATTTGCGATTACTTGTAAATCTCCTAGCCTATTAAGCTGTTTTTGCATTTTAGTTCTTTTTCCGGCAGCAAATTTAGCTTTATCGAAACTACCGCTACTGATTAATTCTGCAAAAAAAGTTTCATAGACCTGGGACTTTCCTATAATTTCTTCATCAACTAGCCTAAATCCATCTTGAATTTTTTTAGCAAACTCTTTTGTACTTTTCCCTGTTAATTTAATAGACATCGATCTACCGATTTCTTCAGTAAATCCAACTGCAATATTATCAATACCTTTACCTATGGCATCAGCTACTTTTCCTACAGCCCTAAACGGCGACATGGCTATATTCGCAGCCATATTCACAGGTGACATAATTACACCCTTTACGACATCTCCTACAGTATTGTTTTTATTTCCACTGCCGTTATTGTTAACGCTAACATTAGCTGTAACCTTTCTTTGCCCTAATTTATCTAATTCCTTATTTAAGTTAGTTAATTCCCCGTCATCAACAAAAACTTTTAAAGGATTGTTTTTAAAATAAGTTTGTGTTTGCTTAAAGTGAGTTACCTTTAAGTCAAAATGTTTATTAAGGTTTTTTAGCGAGTCATCATTAACGCCTATAGTTAAATTAAGATCTTTCTCTAGAAATTGAGCTTGTTTAATAGCCTCAACCCTAGCCTTCTTTATATCTTCCATTAGCTTGGAGTAATCACCAACTAACTCAACAACTAATTGTGGTAATTCCATATAATTTACTCTTCTAATAATAAACTGATTGAGGCTAGAACTTGAGGACTAACTAAACTATTCTCAAAGGCAAACTTAATACAAGATTTTGTTTCTTCACTAATGCCCGCCTTGTCGGTTTTAACTTCATTCTTGAACGGTAAAAAATCAGTCCACGAAATATTTTTACCGCCCAAGAACCCATAAACCACTTCCGCCAACCTTGCTGTTGCAAAGCTTTTTTCGTTAGACTTGACCCTATCAATTTTTTCCAGTCTTGATAGGGTGTCTAAAATTACAAAAGGCGGAAGTTGGAGGAAATTTACCCAGCTACTAAATCTACTGTCTTGGATTCCGTGCTTTTGGATCTGGAGGTAGATGGTGTACCAGTCAATGTCTTGTCCGCTTCCACTTCCGTATTCATCTTCTTCACTTCCTCCAGCGGAGTTAGAGCTTTTTTTTCACCTTCAGGATCTTCTATAATATTGAGGCTTTCGGATTGGTAAAACTCAAAGACGGCTTGGATTAATTCTTGGGGAAGTCCTGCAATGTCAGCAAAGCTTAAATTCTCGCAACCTAGGACATACTGGCGGTCAAAATTATCGTACAAGAATCCAAGTTCTCCGTCTTTAATTTTTCCGGGAGATTTCTCAATCACTACGTCCTGGACTTCAGAATCGTGATTTCCTTTAACTACCAGAATTACATCACCGAATTTAATATTTGTCCCATCAGGAAGAGGGTATCCTAACTCTTCGATCTTAATTTTTTCACTATTTATTAAGACACTTTCTAGTAGTTCTACATGATAAGCGAGTCGTCCTGGAACAAATACGGGTTCGGGATTACCTTCGACGTAAAAACCTCCCATGATGGTTTTGGCGACAAAATTCCAAATTTCTAAAGTTGGAACTTCATTCTTGTTTAATTCGCTTAATTCTTCTTCGTACTCACTTAATACTGTATCTTGATCACTGGGAAAAACTCTAGTCCCGTCAACTTCCTTACCAAAAATGTATTCCGAAGCTTCTTCCCTGCTTATATCTTTATCCTTAGCAATACCTTTAATTACGGCATTAATTACGCCAGTAACTTGTTTTTTAGTAGCCGAATATTTTTTAACTTGTAACGACTCACCGGCTTTTACATAGCCCAATCTTTGCAAATACAAATAGCCGTGATTTTCTGTACCGACAGCGACGATTTCTGCCTTTTTTTTCTTGGAATTGGAAGGTTTTACTTTTAGCACAATTCTATCTCCAGGTTTGTGTTAATTATGGTTGTGTTGTTGTCTTTAACTTCTGGGGGAATTTTTATCTTAAATTCTTCCCCCGTTTCTGAGAATAATGAAAGTTCTCCAGATAATCCGCCCCTAAAAAACGCCGCGCCACATAAAATTTTTGTCTCGCTAGAATTAAGTCGGCAGTTAAATAACGCAACAATGTTTTTAGATATATCTGCAAGGACTTTCATTTAAAATTAGTATCCTGATTATGAGTAAGGGTCGACCCAAGTAAAGGAAGTCCCTTGCAAGTGAGCGGTAAAGGAATACTTTTTAACTTCGTTGTAACTACCGGGCTGGCTGTAGTCCGTAATTAAAATAGCCGCTTCAATAATTTCGCCGTCTGGATAGACAGCGTAGAAATACAATTCGCGTCCAAAATAGCCGCCATCTCTTTGGGTTTGCTTAATAAGCTGTAGCGCAGGATCTCCGCCAACTGGGGAATCGTAATGGTTTTCTACGCCAGAGAATTGGATGGTTCTATCGCTACGGATGGCCTTTTTCTCAGTTCCAGTGCCACTTAAAGTATTGGTTGTGTCCACTGTGGTTGTTTGAGCGGCCAAGGGGAACTCTTGAATCCCGTACATGGGGAGCAAATCATCAACAATCCTTGCTGTACTTCCGGTAGCGATCGCGTATTTTGAACTAAAGATGGGAATGTTAGTCGCTGTAGTCGCTACGGTCACATCTTCCGAAATGAGGACATAAGTTCGCGCTTTATCCCCATCCTTGAAGAAGGATAGTGCCATACCTGCTTTTAAGTCTGTCGCTACAGAAGCAGTACAAGTAATTACGGTCGCGCCAACAGCGACGGCTACTGTAGACGTAAGAGTTCTTGCGACTACAGTTCTTGTGCCTTTGGGCAATAGTAAGATTCCTGCACTAAAACCCTCTAAAGATGTAGTGTTGTAAGCTAAAGGCATAGTTATTTTTTCCTTTAAAAAAATTAAATCATCACCCTGTCGGCAATATAAATTCTTGCCTGTTCAATCACCTTTTCATCTGCCGGGGTATTCGTAAATCTTGAAGTTACATAAGCCCTTCTAATCCTCTCTACCGCTAAACTTAAATTAGGCGTTGCTGCCCAATTTTTAAGGGTGATTTCCCAAAGTCTAGGGTGATATTTCATCCCAGCAGAAGATGAGCGAGGATCGCCAGATGGGATGTGGTTAATCAAAATCTCTAATCCGTTACTACTAGATGGCGGATTTACTCCGCTACCGGATACCCAAATACTAGGAATAGGAACTCCGCCTTTATATGTCCCCACAAGTCCTGTGAGCAAATTTAAAAGCTCCGTCCTTAGTTCTTTTGAGGTCATTTTTATCTAACGGTAAGGGAGTAAGAGTTAATTAAGCCGCCTAAATCTACGATATCTCGTGGACTTCCCACCAAGTCACCACTTTTACGAAGGGTGTATCGTGGCCAGTTCCAAATGGGACTTTTTATGGAATCTTGCATCTCGTTGCCGAAATTACTACTAAGTTCAAAAAAAGAGTTTTTAATCGCATCCCCTAATCTCTTACTTTTACTAGAGTTAAGAATTGTTCTTGAAAATTCTTCCTTAAAATTAAAGCTATCGGCAGTTACCCAAACCCAAGGCCTTGCTGGTGCGGATTCACCACTCTTAAGAGTCCATCCCTCATGCAGTTTAGCTGCATAATCAACGTCCCACTTAAAAGTCGCTACCTGAGATTTGGGTAAATTTACAAGTTTTTCCCAATCGTTTGTTTTTACCATTATATCACAAGGTATAAAAAATTACATTTAATTTCTCAGGGAAAGGTTTAAATATCCAAAAATAACCTCTCCAAACCTCATAGTTAAAGACGAAAAAATAGGCTGTACTATGGGTAAGAATTTAAACTTACCTACATATTCTCTATCGCCTAAATCCAAGACAGCGTTAGCCTCAATCTCTAAGTCAAAAACTAGAGGAAGAGTTGAAGGCATCCAAATATTATTATTGTTTAAAGTTAAAATATTACCATTAAGAAAAATATCAGTAATTTGGATACCTGGCATTTGATAATGAATAGGGTTTTTGGATTGCGCCACCCTAGCAAAAACTTCTACATTAGTTTTCTCCTCAATGGGGTTGCCGTAATCATCTTCTGTAAAGCTCCCATTACCTGCGAGTAAGTTAATTTTTAAATTAGGGTTATTTAACATCTTAAGTCCGAGGTCTATATTTATAAAATAACGGCAAAAGATTAGCAAATGGTTTTAAATCATTAAAATCTTGGTAGACTATTTTCGCTCCCTGCGAACTCTCTTCTTTAATTATCTTCTGCTCTCTATATAGAACTTCTGCGATAGCTGCAATTACAGATTTAATTTTTAATATCTCTTGGGATTGGGAAGTTGCGGAAAAATTTAAACCTGCGCTGTAAGTAATTCTTATTTCTTGAGTTACGTTATTGCTACGACTCCTTCGTATACCTCTAATAATATTGGCATTTATATAGTTAAAATTATTAAGTTCTAAACAATCTCCAATTAAAAAGTAATTTTCTGATGGTAAAACTTCCCAATTTTGGCTAACTGGGATATCACCAAAACTAACAAATAAATTATTATACCTAACTTCTACTAAATTAATTGCCGTTACGGGAGCATAAACTAAGGCTATTTTATTTAAACCTAAAACCCTTTCTAATACATAATCCTTAATTACCAATTCCCGATTTGCGCCCAAGGATGATTCGCACAGAGATTGAGATCGCAAAATAAGTCCTTCTAATTCTAGATTACCAAGGACGGACAGCGATGGCGAAAGATTTCTCAATTCCTGTACGGTTAAAATCATCTTAATTAATTTCCTAGCCTTGGGCAATTATCTTTGGAAAAATTTTCTGCACAAACAGGTTCGTCTGTCTGGTTAGTTTGGTATTGCGCCCCACAATTTTGGCAGTAGGGAATATTGTTTCTTTTGAAGTATTCTGTAGAATAAACGCCCATTGCTTTTTTTATTACTTTTGCTTCTACCGCTGGCGTTTTAGTTTTGGTTGGAGGTTTTTTAGTTTCTTCAACCGGAATATTTTCGTTTTCTTCTGGCACTTTTATTAATTCCTTAAATTTAATCTTAAAAGTTACCCTTAACTTAAGTTAAGGGTAAAAAACTTAAACAGCCCTACGCGCAACTCTTAATTTAGCGCAACGGGTTTGTTGTCCTGCTGGGGAAGCTAAAGCTGCATCCAAGTCAATAACGCCAGTTTGTTCACGGCTAATCCAGATAAAAGATTCTCCCATGTTAAATGGAGTTGTACCAGAAGCGCGAACTTCCATTGGTAATGCAATACCGCGACCGACCGCACCGTAGCTAAATACGAAACAGTCTTCAGTAACGGTTGCGCCCGCGCCAAAAGTAGTTGTGTTTACGGTTGGATCAGATCCACCTGGCGCACCAACACCCCATGTATTGCCTGAGAAAATTTCAAAGCCGCAATATTGACCGACGTAACCTGAGCTTTGTCCGATTTCAATTCCAGAAGCCGCACGGAGAACGTTAGAAATATTCTGGCGTTGTTCTTCAGTTACAGGAGAGTAAAGCTTGCCTAAAGATTTCTTTAGATTGTCTAAGGATTTAGGGGGAACTGTCAAAATGTAACTGTTGTTAGGCAAAGTTGGCCATTGGTCGGCGTAAAGCTGGGAATAAACAGAAGACAGGAAGTCTTCAGTTAAAGTACCGTCATCTGTTGCGGCAACGTTAGCCGGAACGGACGTTACTTCACCCTTATCGTTGTAATAAACTTTAGTTGTCTTAAAGTATTCCTTACGCACCATCAAATCTTCAAATTTGAAGTAGTGCTGCATTAATACTTTATCCAACACTGCCATTAAGTCAATTAATGACGTAGCTTCAGTAAATTCTGGAATAAATACAGGGCGGTTGCCTACTCCTGTGCTCAAACCTAGACCCCATTGAGCAATAGTTAATGGGACTGTGGTAATTTCCAAGCCTTGAGAATCCGTAGAAGTACCACGAGAATAATTAATGCTGGTATAGGTGTCGGTTGTGCTGATCAGGAAGTCGTTAACATCTGTAGGATCGGCTAAATTATTAGCGCGAGGAATCAGGATGGATTTATTGGGCGCAGATGTTGAGTCATATATAGTGGAAGCAAACTGCCACCAAATATTATTGGAGTTGTGAGTTTCTCTCATTAAAGCTGAGAGAACATCCAAGAAAATTGCGCCAATGCTGCCGCTCGATCCGATAGTTGGCCCGGCCGCACGACCAGAAAGAAATCCGCCACCCTCAGAAGATTTAAAGTAATTTTCTAATTCTTTAACCAAAGGAGAGTGTTTCCAATTACGCAAACCCTTAGTGGCTTGCTCTTCACGGAAGTGATCGTGCATGAATCTAGCTAAAACATTATGATTCCGTTGGACTGCAACCATTCCATCGTGGCGAACTTCTGTAGGTTCGGCTTTGGAACTGTTAAATAAGTCAATAAATTCTTTAGCTAAACCTTGCATGGCAAACTTTGGGGTATTTTTAACGGCGGGGACGACTTCAGATCCGGGGCGGCCAATTAACTGCGAAATATCTTTAAGGGTATCAGCTAATTGCTGGGCTTTTAATCTCTCGGCGCGTTCTTGGTCTAATTCTTGTTTTAAGCTTGAATTTTCTGCTAAGGCTTGAGATTTTTCTTGTTCTAGAACTAAATTCATTTCCCGAACTGGAGTTACTGTTTCAAGAATTAATTTTCTAACGGCTTCTAAATCTAAGCCTTGAGGCTTCAACTCTGCTACGGCTACAATCTCCCTTTCCTCTAGCGCAGGAACGGGGTCGGGAGTTGAAGATTTAACTTCTTCTAAAGGTGTTAGTGGAGGCATATCTTTACCTTTAATTTGAATAATTTTAGGCTCATCTTTTCCATTGCGCTGTAGGCTTTTACCTACTCCTACCGTCGGGTCGGCGGGTACGCTTGCATGGGATATCTCAAATATTTCCCAATTTTTACTTATCCTGACTGGGTAATAACCCCTGTCTGCGAGTCCGTATTTTTCAATAAGAGCGGCGGCTTCTTTCTTGGGAAGTTCGGTGTATTCATCCTGTACTTGGTACATGAACGAAACACCTTTACGAGTACCCTTTTGGACTAAGTTATATAAGTCTCTACCCTCTGCGTTGTCGTCGTACTGGACATCGCAAATAGCCTTACCTTGGGAGAAATTTACCCCCATTACTAGGCCGCGTTGCAAATCCCAATTATGATTCCAAAGAATTGGGCAGACACCTTCTGTAACCCTTTGAGTATTGCAACAGCCTGGCTCATGGGAAAGAACTTCGTAATATCTCTCATCTTCCCAGTAATCGTATCTAAGGATTGGATATTCGGAAGAAAAAACAAAACTTGCGGTTAAGTTTCCTACTACTTCTTCCCCACTCTCCTCTTCCTCCATATCCTTATTTAAATTTAAAGATTTTGAGAAGTTGGGAAGAATTTCCAAATTAAAATATCGCGTAGCTTGACCTACGGCAATTTCACCATCCTTAAGTTCTAACCTTGCATTTTTCTCTGACACTTTTTTTAAGGTTAAAAAAACTGATTAGTGCTTATTATAACATTCTTTATGGGAATGTGCTATAAACAAGTATAAATCTTTACTCCTCTAAGAAAATGTTTAACGAAGTTTATGCTCCGTCCGCAAAACCTGTGTTTTACCGCACTTATTCAAGAAGTAAAAAAGAGACATGGCAAGATGTTTGTGACCGGACAATTACGGCATTAATTTCTCTGGGAAAATTAACTAAGGCTGAGGGTGACTTAATTAGGCGATCGCAGGAAGAATTTAAAGTATTAAGTAGTGGAAGATGGCTGTGGTGTGGTGGTACAGATTGGTTAAAAAAGCCAGAAAACGTTTACGGTGCTTATAATTGCTCATCCACAAACATTACAGACTGGGAAGCATTAAGCTTAATGATGAATTTGGCTATGCAGGGATGCGGGACTGGCGCAGTGTTGGAAGATAAATATATTAAAAATCTTCCTATTATAAGGAATAATTTAAGCGTAGAGATTGTTAATTTACCTGGCACTGTAAAAAAAGAAAACAGGCATGATGACACTATCGTTAGCGGCGCGCGCGGACAAGTTAACATTTTTGTTGGAGACAGCCGTAAGGGTTGGGTAGACTCTTACCTTACACTTCTAGAGTTGTCTTCAAGGGAAGATTTAGCGAAAAACGTTAAAGTTTTCGTTTGCTTAGGTGCGGTAAGAAGTAGTGGGGAAAAACTTAAAGGCTTTGGCGGAACAGCTAATCCCATAGCTTTAGCTGGGATGTATGGAAAATTAGCTAAGATTTTAAACGGGGCTATAGGTCGCCAACTTACCGCTTTAGAGTTATGCAAGTTAATTGATGAGGCTAGTGTTACAATTGTAGCCGGAAATATAAGAAGGTCGGCGGGCATGAGACAGGGTTCGCCAGAAGATATAGAGTTTGCAACAGCTAAAGATAACTTGTGGCAACAAGACAATGAGGGTAACTGGAAAATAGATCCTGACAAAGATTGCTTAAGAATGGCTAATCATACGTTAGTTTATCACCGTCGCCCAACTTTAGAAGAGGTCAAAAAAAGTGTGCAAAAACAATTCCACAGCGGTGAAGGTGCAATTCAATGGGCTGGCGAAGCGGTAGCTAGAGCTAACGTGGATTTACTCTCTAATAAGGATTTAAAAAATAAGTTTTTAGACTTATACAATAAGTCCTTAAATGAAGCATTAAATTTTTTAGCTAAGTTAGGGCTGTTGAGTATTGCTGAAGCGGAAGAAAGGATGTCTAGGTACGCTACCAACCCTTGTTTTCGTGGGGATATGAAAATATTAACTAAAGATGGTTACAGAGCATTCGAGTCGTTGGACGGTCAAGATGTAGAGATAATTAACGCAGAGGGCAATGTTTCTCTATCTCATATATGGTGTTCAGGTGAAAAGGAAACCGTAAGGGTAGGAATGGGGGCTTATGGAAGTATTCACTGCACTCCAGATCACTCTTTTTTAAATATTGATGGCAAAAGAGTTGACGCATCTGAATTAAGACCGGGTGACAGATTAATGCCATTCTTAAAAGTGCCAGAGCATAAGAATAAAATATTCGTTTGTTTAGGATTTGTCCAAGGTGATGGTCAATTATCTGATTTATCTGATTTGAAAAACGACAAAAAAGGGCAACTAGGTGTTGCTGTCAACATAGGTAAAAAGGATCAAGAAATCCTAGAATTTTTCCAAGAAACGGAAGGTTTGAAATGCAAGAAACATGGCGAAAGGCGTATTTATGTTAACGGACTGAATGAGTTAATTGACAAATACGACTTTTCTCTTTACACCCTTCCATTTCGCGCACTCCCATCCACTTATAAAGGCTGGGACTTAGACATAAAAGCATCGTTCTTGTCTGGACTTTATTCAGCTAACGGCAGTGTTCTAAAAAACGGCAGAGTGACCTTAAAGACGACCTGTAGAGAAATGGGCGAACAGGTTGTTGATTCTTTAAAAGCAGACTTTGGCATAGAAGCTTATATTACCATCAACCGACCGTCAACCGTATCGTTCCCTAATGGTATTTACCAATGTAGAGAAAGTTACGACGTAAATATTCAGCAATACAAAGGGAGACTTTCATTCTTCAACCAAATCAACTTTATTCATTCGTACAAGATTGATAAATTTGCCAAAACTCTCTTGGCAACCTCTCCCTCAATATCGGTAGTAGAAAAACAAGGGATTGTAAAAGTTTATGATTTTTCTGAACCAATAACGCACTGGGGTGTAGTAGAGGGCTTTGTCGCGCATAATTGCGGAGAAATTGTGGGTAACAATTTTTTCTGCGATCTCGCTGAAGTACACCTAAACACGCTAGATGGAAAAGACTTAAATAGTTTAAGAGACTCATTTAGGGCTGCGGGTTTAATTGCAGCCGTACTATTAAATGACAAATTCCCTGACGAGAGATATCAAAAATCTAGGGAGTTAGACCCTATTGTTGGCGTTAGCTTTACTGGCTTATTTGACTTTTTCGTTAATTTATTTGGGGAAAGTTGGTTGCGCTGGTGGGAAGGCGGCAGGGAGGAATACTCAGACAGAGACTTTATCACATCAAAGGATTTAGAAAATTGGATAGAAACATTCCCAGATGAGGTAGTTGAAATTATTAACGATTGGAATAAAAGCCAAGGGAAATTTGCTATAAAACACCCCGGCGTTTGCAACGGACTACTTTTTAAAGCCTTGGAAGAATTTTACCTGACGCTTTTTAAAGATGAAGCCCATAAAGCAGTTTGGGAATACTGTCATGCACATTCGCTTAAACGCCCCAATAGATGTACTACGGTGCAACCAAGCGGGACTAAGAGTCTCTTAACTGGCGCGTCTCCTGGTTGGCATCCTCCAAAAGCTGCTAGATTTATCCGTCGGATTACTTTTGGCAGAGACGATGCAGTAGCTTTAGCTTGTATGGACTATGGCTACAGTATTATTCCTTCCCAATCTTGTAAAGATGCTGAGGGTAATTTATTAAACGATCCATTTGACCCAAGAGTTACGGAATGGTTGGTAGAAATTCCCACAAAAACTAGCTGGGCGGATAACATCGGGGAAGATGTAGATATAAGCAAATTTAGCGCAAAAGCCCAATTTGACTTTTACCTACAAGTACAAAATTACTACGCAACTCACAATACTTCAGCAACTTTGGAAATACGTCAAGAGGAAATTGGGGAATATGCACAACTCCTTTACCAGAACATCCAAAATTGTGGCGGATATAGTTCTGCGGCACTTTTGGCAAGATTTGACGGTGGCGAAACTTTCCCTCGTCTGCCATTTGAGCCAATTTCTAAGGAAAAATATGAAGATTTATGGGGAGAGGTTTTAGCTCGCCGTAAAAATAGTAGTTTTGATGAACTTTTGCAAATAAGGTTAAGCGCAGCGGAAGTGGAAGATTCTCAAGTTGGCCCGGCCGGATGCGACTCGGATAAGTGCTTATTTAAGGAAGAGGGCAAATAAACCCGTCAGGTAAATTACAATAAATCCTCCAAAGTGCTTTTGTATAAGCCTTTGGAGGATTTTTAACTTTAAGCCCACGTCAGGAGAAATCGTTATTAGAGAAGAAAATGAATGACGCGATTTGTATGACGTTTCCCTAAAAACTCCATTTTTACTTGACGTTTTTTAGACTATTTCTACCCAACCCTCGCCGTCGTAAACAAAAAATTTAGTCAAGGTTGAGTTAAAATAAATCTGATATTGAGCCAAACTT